GAGCCTACTGATTTTGATACTAAATCAGCAGCACCTTTTAAATCCATACCTTTCGCAGATGCTAAATCAAGTGTTGCACTTGTAAGCTTATCTAGCATCTCACCTTCAACACCGAAATTAGAAAGCAATTTCTGAACTCCTGTAATTGTTTCATCGCCATAAATTGTAATTTTCTGAAGCGATGATGCATATGCAAGATTATGTTTGTATGCTTGTTCTGTGAATGTGCCAGCCTGCTTCATCGCATTTGCGAGCAATCTTTCTGCGTTCTCTTGTTGTATCGCAGACTCTGTCAGATTTTTAATTAAAAAAACTCCGCTGGTAGCAAATCCCAAGAGAGTAGCCCCTATAATTTTGAAACTTTTATTTATATTTTCATTTTTCTTTGCTAATTCATCAAGTTTATCTATTGTTGCATTTAATCCTTCCGTATTAAATTTACTTGATATCTGAACAAATAATTCACCAATCGCTGCCATTTTTTATTTACCTCTTTTAAATCCAAAACCCAATTTTTGAAGTTTTGTCGGTGATATGATTTTATCTTTCTTATCTTTTATGTCTTTATCTTCTATACCATTTTTTGCCTGGTATTGTCGCATTGTTTCTGTATATACAATCTCTATCCACCGCATCGGTTTATTTAATAACTCATCAATTGTGTAATTTAACTCGCCCGACAAAAAAATAAGGATAGACAGAAAGTCGGACTCTATTTCTTCATTGATTCTGTTATCCTTTGCACGTTTCCCAGTATTTTTTTTATATCGGTTTGTTCACATATAACCGCTATAATCTCAGTCAATGTTTCTATCGGTATATTTTTAAGAAATTCAGTATCAGTTTCATTCAATAATATCCCAAGTACGCCCGCTATTTCATCCTCATTAAGAAAATCAAAAAAAGTAAGCACATCCTCTATATTAGAATTACCCTCTTTTAATAATTTTTCTTTTTCTTTATTTATTTTTGAAGTGAATTTAACAATATATCTGGCAAGTTTTATGACTTGTATAGAGGTTATTTTTCCTATTAGATATTTTTTTCCTTTAATCTCTACTTGCGATATTTCTGAGACAAGATTATCTAAAATTTCACCCATACACCCTCCTATTAATGAAAAGGGGAGCAATATGGACTCCCCTTTTTATTTTATACACATAATTATGTCGCTGAAAATTGCTCAATATTAATAGCAGCTAAACTATTGCCAGCCATATCTTTAAGTCCAGTAGTTACAATCGCTTGAAATGTATGTGCTGTTGTCCAAGCAACAGTCGGAGTAAATGTAACGGTCTTTGCAACCGCATTATATACAATCGTCCCTGCTTTTAATACCGCACTTGCAGGAGTCGTGTCATCAATTATAGAGAATGTATCACCGTAAACAATTGTATTCTCATCAATGTAATTAGTTTCAGTAATTGTCCATATAACTGAATCGGTTGTTCCCTGTGTAACTGTCCCACCGTCAACTGGAGTAGTCAATGCTACCGTCGGAGCAGTAGTATCGGTACTTGAATCAACAATCGTTCCATATCTTTCGGTTGCTGTTTTTGAAGTGTCTTCTATAACTTCAAATTCAGCTTCAATTATCGTCTTATCACCTTTTTTGTATGCGTGTGCTCCTGAACCTGTTTGCACACATTTATGCAGAGTGATTTTCCGTGTACCACTTGACGGAGCATCACCATTTATATAAAGTGTCCTGTATGTGTTTGTTGAGTCACCACCGAATGTTAATGTTGTTGTAGCAACTGCAGTGGTCGGATAATCAAATGCAAGAGCAAGATTATCAAGTGTAGATTCTGCCATTTTACATTTGATAATCATTTTCTCACCGACTTTTATCTTTGCAACTGTCCCCAGCCAAGCATCGGCAGTGACATCGTAATACTCACGAGGTACTTCTAACTCAACACCACCCTCTAATGTACCTACATCAACAGCACTCCCCTCTGCCACACCATATGCAGCTACTTTCAATGTTGCATTTTTAACAATTATGTTCGCAACTGTCCCCATAAATCCTCCTTTAAACTACCTTTCTTTTATACACAAACTCAAAATTCATAGGTAAAATATAAATTTTGGTCTCCGTGTCTTTTATATAATTATCTGAACCGATATGCAATCCAGAATAAATATAGTATTCGTTACTTGAAATTTCTGTTGTTGAACTCAGATTCAATTCGTCGCTTATCGAAAGTAATTTTTTCAACCTGTCAGCAATAATTTTACAGGTAATATTATTTATAGCAAAAATATTGAACTTAAAAATATCCGTCTCAATAATGCTCTCAAATCCAATCAAATCTGTATAAACTTCCCAAACCACAAACGGTGGCACAACATCTGGATCTGCTTGAATAAGATGGAATTTATATTTATTAGTAATATTTCCTGCTAATAATCCCATCAAGGTCGCGTCTGAAGTCAGATGTTTTATTATATCGTTTTCTATCATTTACACACCTCTGCAATAGCTCTTTCAAGTTTATATTTAAATTTGATCATATTTTTAGCAAGTGCTGGTCTTAAAAATGGTCTTGGAAGATTTCCTGGGTGACGAACTGATCCTTCTCTACCAAATGCTCTGGAAATTGAATGTGGAGGGGCACCGAATTCCATAGCCACACCATATCCAACCATACTTCTAACACCTACCTTGCCTTTGATTTCTACACCTTTAATCAAATTAGCGAGTTCACTGGTCACATTCCTTCTTAAATTGCCACTTTGTACATATGGAGGTTCTCCAGGAGCAGAGTGTCGCTTTCCGCCAGCTCCTCCTTTCATCGATCCTTTAGCATCTTTTTCAACTTGGAGTGTGGTCTCATTGACAATTCTTAAAATTGCAAGATCAATTTTATCTTGAATATTTTTTATATTAGAGATTAATTTTTCCATTCCTTCAATTTCCATATCAAAACACTATCCTTTTAAATTCTTGAATCTGTAATTGTAAATTTTTAGGGAGAGTTTCTTTTATAACTATAGCGTTTTCTTTCCACAGACCTTGTGCCACAATCATTCGCTTTTTCGTTATTTGAAAATCAATAATGTCCATACAAAGAACTTTCAGATCTTCTGGAATAGTAGTATATCCTGCCACATATGTGACTCGGATGTTCCGAGTATCCTTTGTCCAAACACCAATTAAATTATCTAATCTTCCTGTGTTTAAATCTGCATAATAATCTTTATCTTCTGTCATTTCATAGAGAGTCGTTGCATTGTATCGATCATAAAATGTTAAAGAAGTTATTGAGGTGATGGGATATTGTTTTAACCAGAATTTTGTCCTCCCATTTCCGTTATACTCTTCATTTGTATAGGTTGCGGAGTGAAAAGAACGGTCACATTCTCTTTCAAGAAAAGAACTTGTTGAATTAATATAAGTTTCAAGCCTTGCATTGTTTGCACCATACAAAACTTGTTGATCAGCAATTAAAAGACAAGAGGTTGACTCTTTAATTGTCAAATCTGTTGAGTCCGCACTTGAGAGTCCCTGAGAATTGGCTACCCAACCTTTTCCCAATCCATTTATTGCTGTGACCAATTCTCCCAGAGTATCTTTGTCTGCATCTGCAAAGGTTAAAGTTGAGGTTCCTGCATTTGCACCGCCCGTAACAACTAATATAAGGGTTGTGGCTGTCACTTGGAAGGTTGCACCAGTCGCATCCGCTGAAGAATTATACAAGGATAAAAAAGCTGTCTGTATATTTACCCCTGCTATTTCAAGGTGGTTTTTCAATTCTTCAACAGAACAGAGTGCATTTGCGTTCAACATTTTAACCTCTCGAAGTTTGGAAGGATAGAAGCGAAGGAGGTGAATCCGAAACTCCTACCCTCCCAAAAATTTAGCAAATTTTATCTATATATAAAAGTTGCATTGACATCGCTCTTTGTTGAAGATTTCTTTATCGCGACGTCGGTAATTCTAATCTTATAATTATAGTTAAGACCAGTTACACCGAGTGGCTGATAAAAACCAAAAGCATTATTCGGTAAAACAAACGTTGCAATTGCAGTTCCACCTAAAGTGGCTGTGGTGGAAGAACCAGCATTGTTATAGACTGTGATAGTCTGAGCAACAGTCGAATCATAGGCTGTGTTTGAAGAAACTGAAAGCATAAGTAATCCAAGGTCGATATCTCCTGCTATGTTGGGATATGCACCGAGATAATAGTTGATTGAAGAACCAACCACATCATAGGTCGTTAATGCCACGGTGTACATCTCTCCTGCAGAAACAATTTTAGGTATAAAGCCGATTGTTAAAAATAAAACCAAAACAAGTAAAATCTTTTTCATCTTTTTATCCTCCTTTTTAATTTTTTATTTGACGGAATTTTAAGCAACATATCATCTTTTTCTTCTAACTTCTTATCACAATATTCAGATCCCGTCTGATTTACTGAAGCATTATGATAAGAATTAGATTTTTTCTGTAACATATTTTAGACTATTTATAAACAGACAATCCTCTAACAAATGCTGCTGGGATTGCTATGATATAACCTTTGCGAAGATCATATCTAAAAGCTTTTTGCCTCTGTAAGAATGTATTCTGCGTCGGTGTCGGGTTAGGAGAGAGCATAGAATTAGTTTCTTCGACTGTCATATTCGGATATAGAGAATGACTGAGTAACCAAGCATTGCTCATATCGCCATAGTAAATAGAAGTTTTTGATGTTGAAGTGCCAGAACCTGAAACTTGATCAGTTAATTTAAACGGTTTCCCGAGCAACATCGTCGGAACTCCATTAACTAACGAACCAAACAAAGGCTGACCATTGTCATCTTTCAACTTCATTAATATACCAAGACATTTACGATTGAAATACCATTTTGCATTATTATGGTATGCTTCGATTTCCTGAGAATTCTGGAGATCAATGATGTTTTCATCAGTAATCGGTTTCGTGAATGTGGTTGAATTTACACCTGAAGCCTTTTTGATACCGTTTGCAAGATCACCTGAGCCTGTATAATCTCCTTCAAGAATCATTGCATCTATTGTTTGTCCTGCTTTCAAACCAACTCTCTTCTGGTAGAAAGAAGTCAAATCAATTTGCTGATCCTGAAGCTGCTCTTGTGTGTAAACAATGATTGCGGAGATTGAACCAAGTGTAGGTGTAATTTTAGTTGTGATAGGAGCTTGCGGAGTAATCCCACCGCTTTCTGCTACCCAAGCAACTGTTACATCCGTTGACTGAGCAGGTACGTCGGTTTTGTTTGTTGCCATTGGAACTGGAGTGCAATCACCAGCAACGACACTCGAATTTAGTGCTGTTTCGAGAATCTGCTTTGAAAATGCTGTCGGAACAACAGTCGCACCTTCAGTTGCTTCACTAATTGCAGTTTTTTGACCATATGCAATCATTTTCATAAATTGCATAAAACCAAGTTGTCCTGCTTCGTTTCCGAAATTAGGAGCAACTACCTTTTTACTCTCTTCCAAAGCTGCAAATTTTGTAGAGAACTCATTAATAACTTTCTCGAGTTCCGATTTTTTGATCCCATCGTTAGGTATTGCACTCAATGATGCTTTAATATCTTCGACGGTCTTAAACAATTTACCTACTTCTTCCTGCGTTACTAAATCTGGCATAGTATTATCCTCCCTTTTTTAATTTAAGTAGTTAATTTTTTAACTACTTGTTTTATTTCATCCACCTTTTTCTTTAATTCTTCTATATTTTCTCTAGTCAATACCTCAATATGTTGATAACCATTTTTGCCAACAAATAAATTCAATCCTTTACTATTCAATTCTTTCAATTGATTTTCTTCGAGCTCTGGAAGGAGAGCTTTCGCATATTCAAGAGAAGTTAAAACTTTCTCATATGCGGAACCGAGTGCATTCGGATCTGCTCCCACTCCAACAATTGATATATCGCAAATTACTGCATAAGTTAATTGGCTCGGGTCTTCTTGATTTTCGTGATACCAAAAACCTCCAATTGAAAAAGCCTTGGCGTGTCCTTCGAGATAAACAGTTCTCGCGTGCTTGATCAAAGGAAAATCTGAATTAGAAAAAACTCCTTCAACGTAAAGTCCTTTCTCATCTTCCTTACATTTTTTGAAACTCCCAGCAATATGATCGACTGAATTTACGTGATCAATTAACATTACGGGATTTTTAATATAGTCGGTCAATTCATAAACATAGTTACGGATAGGAGTATGGACAGTGGGTGTGTCCCCATATCGGTCAACAATTCCTTTTGTATTGGCATAGCCTTTAATAACAACATTTCCTGATTCGTCTTTAGAGACTTTGACCTCAGAAATCTCGAAGAGTTTATGCTCTACTTGGACGTTCTGATAAATTTTAGAATGGGATTCGATCCAAGTATATGCTGTTTCCATCGTCCATTTATTTTTATCAAAAAGATAGGTAATTAAAACTTTATCGTCTATACAATACAAAGCTTGAATACCTTTAGTTTCAGAAATTGAAATTGTTTTAATATTATGTCCGTCGTGTTTTCCTTCTTCTCCTTTTACAGGAATTCGGATTAAATTTTCGGTTACTTCTGGCATAAGCTCTCCTTTACTTTTCAATTACTGGATATACTGTACATCTGCAATTTATAGATTCTTCGGGAGCGTCAATTTCTCCTGGAGCTTGACCACTACCACCTTCAAGTTGAAAATCTTCGTTGAGTTCGATCGCTCCGGAGTCGTCATATTGTTTTCCTGCTTTGATGTGGCTTTCCCTAACGGTTTCATCCCCAGCAGTCAACCAACCCTTTTTAGTAGTGACTCCCGATTGTCTGTAAACTTCAATATTAGCTTCATTGGAAGCAGCAATGGTCTCAGTTCGAGCTATACGATCGGTACGATAGTCTCGAGCTTGATCATAAACTTCTGCTATTCTTTTTGAAAGAGCACTTGTCGATTCCCCTTGGGAAATTCCTTCTGCAAGAGTTCTCCGTAGAGCGTCTACAGTTGTCTCGTTAATCTCCTTTGCAGCATCCAATCCCCTGGTCTTTATCCAATTGATGATTGGTTTACTAGAAATATCAAAGCTTAAATCAAAATTAAAATTGTCGATCTCTTCAATTGCTTGTTGAACTATTATATTTTTATAAATAGGAGTCAAATTCTCTACCAATTTATCTGTCTCTTTGTCAAAATTAAAAAATATATCGTCGATCTTTGCTTTATTCTTCCAAGTTTTTTGTTTCCCAAGATTAGCTTGAACGAGCTTTTCTTGAGAAGTAAAATATTTTTTCATTATAGGTTTGATTTTGCCCTCGTGTTTGTCGGTTAACTTGACAAACCTCAACCATTTAATCTCCTTCTGTTCAGGAGTCAACTTGGTCAAAAGTTTTAATTTTTTAACTGGAACTGTCGGAGGTTCTTCCGTACCACCTATCGGATTCAGAGAAAAAGGAATATACCCCACATCCCCACCTTCAATTTCTTTTACAGGCAAATTCAAAGCCTCTGCCACCTTATTATAAGGAACGCCCATTTGAAACATCGCTGTTGCGTTTTTAATTTTATTGTCTAACGAAACCTGGAGTGCCTCAACTTGGGAGATATCAAATTCCAAAACTAAATTATCGCTTGAAGGGAACATTGGAAGGAACTTCTCATTCAATCCGCTTTCTATTTTTTTTATTCTGGGAAGAATACCGTTCTTCCAATAAAATTTTTCTTGAACTTCTGCGTTTGCATAATTTGCATATTCAAATATACCTACTAATGCGGGAGGTACTTTGAACCCAGCAAGTATTTCTTCTCGAGTTAATTTTCTTTGCTCCAAAAACTCCATATCTTTTTGAGAAATTCCAATTTTATCGTAAGAGATGCCTCCAAAAAGAAGAGCTGTTTTTTCTCCACGCTTTCCTGAATAGCGTTGATTCCAACTATCAATGGCTTCGTTCCGTTTTTCAGCATTGTTGAAAACTGGATTGTCCGATTTAAGAACTCCTTCAATAGTGCAACCGTTCTTGATTGAATTAAAATTCCATAGAACTGCTTCCCTGTCAGTTTGAACTGCATAACGAATTGCGGAAAGTGTTGACATCCCCAAAATATATCCTGTTTTGAGAGGGTTATAATATTTCAAATGCAACATATCTTCTACCCTTACAGGAATATCTTGTCCTGCAGGAGAATAAAGATATTGTTTAATTGGTTTGGCAGCATCTGAAGAAGGTACTGGACGTATCAATGAAGGTATATAAGGAAAGAGTGTTGTTACTCCTTTTCCTTTTCCTTTTGAAACATTGCAATAGGTATTTCCCGTTAGCTCAAGAGAAGAAACCATCCATTCAATCAAGTCATAGGTCGTCATATTATTATTGACAAAGCTCAATGCATCAAGAATTGGATGGCTTTCAATCTCATCTTTTTTACCTTTACTTTTTTTATATAACTTAATAGGGAGAGATGCTATGTCTTGAGCAATTCGGGAGACACAAATATATACCCACGAACTATCCGCATATGCTTGGAGATTAGCATCCGAATTATAATTTTCATTCAAAGGTAAAGCTATATCTTTAGCATCCGTCAAATCATACATACTTTTTGCTGATTTTTGCGTGATCATCTCTTTAGTTTTATTAAACACTTTTTGAAATATATTCATCTTTATCCCAATGCGATCCCTGCTTCATTAACACCAATTCCAAAAGTCTTGTCACAAGCATCGAGTAAATTATCTACTTGGTCATCGTATTCGTGCTGGTCGTTAGAAGTAAAACCTTCACATTCAGTTAAAAAATCTGAAAGAAACCAAGCATCTTCTGGAAGAAAAACATATCCGCTTTTGATATATCCCAGAACATCCAAACATCTCGTATACTTATCTTTATTTCTTTGAACCGCTTCAATTGAAACGCTACCCTTCCTTTGTATTGATTGAATCAAACCAGTACCCGAAGCTTTATCCTCAATGTAGAAAGTACGGAGAAAACCATTTTTATTTGCGACGTGCTTGTTCCAGAAGGATGCTGCTTGTTTTTCAAGTTCTGGAGCTTCCCACTTTCCCCGAATTAAATCAATTAAATGGAGACGCTTTTCCATTGTTACTCCCCAACAAGCGAACACAGAGTAATCGTTGGCTTCTTTAGTCTTTTGAGCAGTGTCTCCTGTTAAAAATCTATATTCAAAAACTGGTTCTTTCTGAAAATACTTGAACCATTCAGTTCGGATAATCAAGGTTTCTGAGAGTCTGCGTGGTTCTCCGAGATAGATATGTTTGAAAAGTTCGGGTTTGTTTTCTTTACAATGATCAATTTCCGTTTTGATTTCGTCGGAGAGGAGTCCTGTTCCTTCAAGAATATTATAATTGTAAAAAGCAGAATAGGTTCTTGGCGGAGGACTTTTAATGAAACGCTCAAAAACAGGGTCGTTCTTTTTCATACGGTTAAAAGTTACCACAATTTGAGATCCTGGTTTTCTGATAGTTGGAATTAAAATATCTAAACTTTCATCACTTACTGATTGTCCTTCTTCAATCCAGACCTTGTCAATTCCTTCAAAACTTTTTATTCCGTCTTTGTTCCCGTGTAAACCCTTGAATATAAATTCTGAGCCTGTGCGTTGATTTTTTATTGTGTCTTCGGTAATACGATAGGAAGGTATTTCATATTTTTGGACTAAATCAGAGAGTAATTTGTGGACGGAATCTTTAATTGTATTTTGAATCTCTCGGGTACACAACATTCTCAACCTCGCTCCGCAACCTTGTATTAAAAATGCAAGTGCAGTGTGATAAGATTTTGCTCCATACCTTCCGCCGTAGTAAACAATGTAACGCCACTTGGGATTAAAAAGTTCTTCATATTCCTTTAGAAATTTTATTTTTAACTTTTTGGTTTCCATTTATAAACTCAACGGTGATCGCTGAAACTACATCATCATCTCCGAAGCCGAGTTTGATATCTTTTGGAAGAAGGTCTACTGCTATTCTATAAAAATCTTTTCGATTGAGTGGATTGCGTGCCCAAGTTACCATCGATTGAACACCGCCTATTTTCTGAAACACAGAGAGTATATCGTCCCGAAGTTTTGAATATTTGTTTCGTGCTCCCTTCGGACGACCGTTTGGATTTGCTATTTCACCTTTACGGAATAAATGTTTCATATAATTTTCTATTTTTTAAATCTAAGATTTTTTAACTACCTCCATTATAACAAATTTATTTTTTAATTGCAAAATTCTTAGCTCAACCAAAGCACCCCTTCAAAAAAGAAATAATTTTTACTCTGCACACACCTTCTCAAATTCACATTTTTCTGAAATAAACCTAAAATAATACGTTTATTCCAAAAATTTACTTCCGATTCCCCGCAATTTACTCTCTTAGCACCTTCAACAAAATGAGCGGTTAGGAATTTTGACCTATTTTTGTGCAGAGTAAATTTTTCATCTCAGAAGACAGAACCACCTTTTACTCTGCATCGACATAGAGGCTAGCTCAAGAAGAGCACCCCTCCCCGTATATAATCTGATTTAAGGTAATATTTTACTTTATTTAATAAAAATAAAATTATATGTTAATTAAGAAAACATACATATATATGGGTGGGGGGGTGTCGGTTGAGCTAGCCCCTACAACCTAAGAAGGTAAAGATGCTAACCTCTTCTGAGCTCTCTGCATCAAAAAACGTAACCGCCCAAACGGTGAGCGTTTTTGCTAGTTTACTCCTCAAAATTTTCCAACTCAATCGTTTTTTGAACCCATCCAAACACCCAAAAAAACACCCAAAAAACCTCGAAATCCTAGCTCAACGGAAGCACCCCTTTAGTTATGTTTTGACCAATTTAATTTGAGAATAATTTTTTCAAAAATCGCAAAATAAAATTTTTTTCAAATTTTTTCTCAAATTTTTTGAATTAAATCCTAAACCCTGAAACCCAAACATCTACCAATTTAAAAATCCAAAATGGAAAATTTTTCCCTTTTTTCAAAAACCCACCCAAATTTCCAGTCCACCTCCAAACCCTGTTTTTAGAGAGTAAAAAAATCGAAATGGCTTACCTCGGGAAAAAAATCGACATTTGAAAAAATCAACCGTTTTCCCTCTCAAAATCAAAATTTACTCTGCATAAAATAAATCCCCCAAAACGTCTAAAATTTGTTATAAAGTATGTATAGCAGTTTGAAACAAAAAAGGAGGTGAAATCCAATGTTCAGTAAAATCGGATACAAAATTGAAGACCTCGAAAAAGAATTAAAAAGCGAAAACCTAAAATACTGTCTCCAACATTTTGAAGAATATAACAAAGAAGAACAATCCATCATTAGTGAATTGTTGGTTGTTAGTTTAAAAAATAAAAAAGGAGGTGAATAAAATGCGACGAATACAAATAAAAGATGAAAAATTAACAAGAACATTAAACGACTTTATAAAAATAAATAGCACTATTTCTCATTATACTTTTTTTAAAAGCACTCCATTAAAAACAAGTCGTAAATTAAAAACAATTATTATACTATTAGAAAAAATTATATGGGATTGTATAAAAAAAGAATATCCTAATGTAAAAAATGTTTATTTTAAAACTGACAATACAATAGATATAGCGGTATAAAAAGACGCACACGCACACACGCGTTCTCAAACATTGTGAACATCTTCCGCTTCGTTCGGGGTAGTTCACAGCCTCGAGCGAAGTGGAAAATCTTTAGGAGGACAAATGCAACAAAAATATTACTGGCTTCTGGTAACCTGCGGTTTCATCCAAGTCAAACATCAATTCCCCGACTTGAAATCCCTTCGAGCCTATTGTTCCCGACACGGCTGCATCGCCGAAAAGCAGACCCATAAAATCTATAAGATGGTTTACGGACTTGGGAGGTTTTCCAAGTGAGTAGAAAATTAAAATGGACTTGTTTTTTTGGTCTTCACAGAGCAATAATCGTCGAAGGCATTTTCTTCACTCAAAAAGGCTCTCGAGAATTTATTGTCCTCAAGCAGAAACATATGTTAAAATGCCTCGACTGTGGGAATTTTTTCTTTATCAAGAAAAAGTGTACGCATAAAAAAGGAGATAAAAATGAATTTTGATCCTCTCAGATTACTTAGTTGTTTAGGTATAGTATTTATGATTACAGGTCTGATCAAAGAGAATGTGGTTGGAATTGTTATAGGTTTTGCATTTATAGTGTTAGGTTGTTTTGAGGAGCAGAGATAATGAAGATAGAAATAAAACTTAAAGACAAAACAAAAAGCGAGGTGATAGGTATGGAATTATTGGCTTGGTTGTTATTGTTTAGGTTGTTAAAGCGGGTTCGGAACATAAACAGCGGAAAGGAGCGGGTATGATAAAAGGAAAGAGGAAAATGAAAACTAAACAAAAATTAATACTCTATTTTGCATTACTTCTGGAGACCGTTATTGTTTTTGAAAAATTTATCCAAACCTTTAGGAGGAGCAATGTCAACCAAACAGCAGTACGAAATCTTAAGTCTAAAAAGAGAAGAATCCGTTTATCGTTTTTATTATTTGGTTTTCTATCTTTTTATAGCCTGTCTTTTAGCCATCCTCTTTATCAAGGATCTCAATTGGTACAAGTCCACCAGACAGCTCTACACTTCTCAACTCCAAAAGAATACTGGTCAACCGATCCGTACATTCCTTGGAGTTTTCACCGTTACCGCTACCAATCCTCTTGTCCCAGGCTACAAATCGTCTTGGTATCAATTGAAGCAAGGAGAATGTTCTATTTCCCGAGACCTCAATTATATCTCCCTGGACGAAACTTTATATATCCCAGGAGCAGGCTATTTTATCGTTAAAAGCCGTATGCAAGCTCATTCAAATGTCGATGGTTTTTTCGACCAAACTACCATCGACATTTTTAAACCAACTGTTCAAGATGCTCTGAACTATGGTCACAGACAACGTCGTGTTTATATATTGGAAAAAGGAGAATGAAAATGAAAAAATTAATTATTGTTTGTTGCATTTTGTTTTGTCAAGGATGTGTTTCAATTTCTGCGAACCGAAAAGCAAAGATGGTTGATGCTAACCGAGAGATTATGCAATCTAAAGTTATAATCTTTCTCTCTAATCAAGCTCAAGATTTTAAAAATCGTTTAGAACGACTTGAAAAAAGCGATGCCTTCAAAGTCTCTGTTTCTACTGAGATTGAACGGAGGTCAAAATGAAAACAAAATGGTGGTTAGCACTCGAGAGACTTGAAGATAACTTTGATCGATTAGTTTTCGATGAAGGTGGTTGGAAATGGGTCGGAGGATTCATACTAGGAACAATCTTAGGATATTTTTTCAGATAGGGGATAAAATGTTTATTGAAAATCTTTTCAACTTCGGAAATATTAAGATTCAAAAATTCACAGAATTCCATTATGCTGTTTCAATCCCTAGGAAGTTTTATGCAGAACAAGAACTCAAAATTCTTCGTTTGTTCTTTAAAAATTTTCAAGTTATAAATATTCTTGATTGTAAAAAAGAGGTTCGTTTTTTCCATTTCATAATTCGCTGGAGACACCGTCCAAAATTCTCCTATGAAGATTTCACAGAAAAAGGAGGTGAGAACAATCAATAAAAAATACCTAATCTGGCACGATGAATTAAATCCTGGAATGTTCAAGATTGTGAACGACGAAACCGATGAAACCGTTCTTCGCAATCTTCCCAATGCTGAAGCTGCCGAGCAAACCGTAGCTAAATTTAAGGATGAATCTGTATTTAAACAAGCAATGAATCGAAAACCTAAAGGAGGTGAATCTAAGTCTAATAATTTTGTTGGTATCCGTTCAAGATCAAAAGTCAAAGGAGGATCTATGATAAAAGAAGAAACTGTCCCAGAGGTAGTTGAAGAAGTTACCGCGTTGGTTGAAGAAGAAGAGTTAGTAAATGAAGAGATCGAAAAAGAGCTCGAATCAAAAAAGGAAGTCAAACCTGTCTCAAAACCCACCAAGGCTTCCAAAACAGCCGAAAAGAAGCCACTTCTCAAACCAACCAAAGAAGTAAAACCGCAAAAACCCACCAAATTAGCAAATGCGGAGTCTAAAAGAGCTGTAGGCAAAACCACTAAATTAGGAGTTCAAGCAGCTTGGTTTTACATTCTCCAAAAAAATGAATCTTCTAAGCCTAAACTTTCCGATGAACAAATAACTGCTTGGATGTACAAAGAGTTCCCCGAAAAAAAATCTGCTTGCTTTAAGCAAGTTTCTGGAGCACGACGTAAATTCAATCTCGGACTTTTCGGAAAACTTCCGAAAGGATTTAATCTTTCTGTAAAAAAAGTTGAGAAGAAAATTTCAGCACCAAAAGGAAAATAAGGTGAAGATAAAAAAATACCTTCCAGATCGCAACCGCCAATTACTCGACTATCAACGTAGAGCATTGGCTTGGGGATTGAGACAAAACAATCCTGCTTGGTTCATCGATATGAGACTCGGGAAAAGTCTCCTGACGATTGAGTGGGTTTTGCGGAAGAACTTAAAACGTGTTCTTGTTCTGTGCCCGAAGACAGCAATTGTTAGTTGGGTGAATGAGCTGCGTCTAGAAGGTATTAAACCACACATCCTTGAAACTCCTCAAGACAAATTTGAAGCCTCACGTTTTGAACCAGAGACCTGGAAAGACGGTTGGTTTTTAACAAATTTTCAAACTATCTTAACCGTCCCACTCTTCAATTCTAGATGGGACTGTATCGTCATCGACGAATCAAGCAAAATGAAAAATCCAAAAGCTCTCTTAACAAAACGCCTTCTTCAATATTATAAATCTGTTCCGCACAAGATTCTTTTGAGTGGTACACCGACTCCTGAATCAATCTCTGAATCTATCACTCAACTCATATTCAAGGACGGGAGTTGCTTGGATTGTCGGGACTATTGGACTTTTCGTTTTCGCTATATGCATTTGGAAGGCTATGACTGGATTTTGAATCCTGGGGTTTACGATCGCTTGAAAACAGCTTTGCACCACACCGCCTACTTTCTTTCCCAAAAGGCAGCAGGTTGGGACACCACTGAAAAGCGAGAAGTGATCTCTTTCACTTTAAATGAAATTCAAAAAAAGCATATCAAGGAACTTTTGAAGCATTTTGAAACCACTATTGGAACAAAGACTTTGTCTACTAAATATGTTCTCCCACAAACGCTTTGGATGTCGAGAATAGCAAGTGGCTATCTCGAAAATGCGATCTTAAATCCAGCGAAAGAATTGTGGCTGCTCAACCACTTAAAAGAAAACCCGACCAAACATTTTATAATTTGGTTTCGGTTCAATGAAGAATTGTTTCGTATTCAGAAAATTCTTGAAGGAGAAGGAATACCCCATCTCGCTCTTTGGGGAGTGAAGAATCTTCTTGAACGCATCGACGCTCAATCCCAATTTCAAGCAGGGAAAATTCGATTGCTCCTTTTACAAACCAAACTCGGACAATTTTCCTTGAATCTCTCAAAAGCGGATGCTTCAATTTATTTTTCTAACTCTTATTCCTTGGAAGAACGCATTCAATCCGAGAAAAGGATTTCCCATATGGAAAGAACCATACCGCCGCACTATATAGATTTAATTTTTGAAAAGTCAATTGAGAAAGAGATTTTAGAGATGCTGAAAAATAAAACCTTTAGTTTCAGAATGCTCTGGGTACGTCTAAAAAGTTTAACTGAGGAGTAAAAAAATGCAAAGAGTTTCATTGACTATCGACCCTGGTTTGACAGGTACAGGAGTTGTTGCTTGGGATGAAGAGATATCCTGGAAAGATTCACTGAAAATTTTCTATGTGGATGCGTCGCTTTTCAAAACAAATTCGACTCGTTGGGAACTTGGAGCACAGGAGATTTCTCAAAACATTCGTCAACATTATAGGATGTTTTCTGTTCAAAAAATTTACATTGAGTTCCCACAGGTTTTCCAAAGCTCTCTTGGAATGGCTGCGATCAACCGAGGAGATATCTTCAAACTTGTTTTTTTAATTGGTTGTATTCGGGGAGCATTTTTAACCACAGATTTTGAACCAATTCTTGTTTCAAAGTGGAAAGGTCAACTCCCGAAAAAAGAAATTGAATATCGTTGTAAAAAAATAATCCCCAGAACTCTTTGGGTTAAAACTTCACATCTTTGGGATGCTGTTGGGATTGGTCTTTATCTGACAGGAAAAATTTAAAGGAGGTCTTATGCACAAAGAAGTAAAAAATTTTCTGTATTATGTTTCACAGTCTGGTATTTCCAGATTCCTAGAATGTAGAAAGAAGGCACGCCTGTACCAAGCAGGTTGGTTTTCCAACAAGCCGAGTCGAGCCTTGCGATATGGGAGTTTTTTCCACAAGATGCTTGAAGAGACCACTCGGGAATCAATCCGAATAAAAAAGATTCCTTCCGAGGAGTTTGTAGATTTTACAGCCACTCAAAACTACAAAGCTTGGCAAAAGGAGAATAAAAAACTTCCTAAAGAAAATCAACTTGAGATGTTCGTTGATTCAAAATTGATTGCGACACAGATGAAATTTTATATCAAGCAGTATCCTTCAGATTTTGACGGTAAAAAATTCTGGGTCGCAACCGAAAAGAAATTTGAAGTTCCTTATAATGGACTCAAACTCAACGGCTACATTGATAGGGTTTATATGTTCAAAAACAAGGATTTTATTCTGGAAACCAAAACTAAATCCCGTACCTCTCAAGATATTGTTGATATGCTGCATTTGGATTTCCAAACTTTTTTTTATATCCACGGCTACTACCATTCAACAGGAAGTTTTCCTGCTGGAACTGTCTATGACATTGTTCAAAAATTCGGTTCTAAACAAGGAGTGTCAGAAGATGTTGAAGAATATTGCGAGAGATTTGCGGAAGATTTAAAAAAGCGTCCCGAATTTTACTACCGTCGAATCCAAACTTTGGTCTCTCACAAAGAATATGAAACCTGGGTTGAAACCAATCTTGATCCACTTCTTTCCGACTACCTGGCCTGGATTGAAGGTGAAGCACCCGATTATTGCAACACAACAAATTGCGACGGAAAATATGGAAGTTGCGAATTCTTACCAATTTGTGTGATGGGAGATTATGCAAGATTTAGCAAAAAGAATTTTAAAGACCGTGGTCGAAAACCTGAAAAAATTTCTATCGAAGAAGTTATTGATTTATAATTCCAGAAAAAAAGGAGGTGAAAAAATTTATGATTAGTTTACCAACCAAAAAAACTGAAGTTGAGAGGGATCTTTCCAAGTACACTATTTTTATTTATGGTCGGGAAAAGATTGGTAAAACTTCTCTTGCCGCACAATTTCCCGATGCTTGCTTTTTAATGTTTGAGCCTGGAGCGAAATCGCTTCAAATTTATCGAGTCGATATTAACAATTGGTCAGAGTTTGTAGAAGCAATCAAACTCCTCAAGGAATCCAAACAATTCAAAACAATTGTTATTGACACAGTGGATCTCGCGTTCAAATATTGCACCGACTATGTCTGTAAGAAACTCGCTATCTTCCACCCTGCCGACGAAGATTGGGGTAAAGCTTATTCAATGGTTCGGGATGAATTTACATTTTGGTTGAGTGTTTTAAGCAAACTCAATCGAGGAGTAATTCTGCTTTCACACGCTGAAACTCGAGAGATCAAAAAAATCGATGGTGTTTTAAATCAATCTCAAGCCACTCTTTCCAATCAAGGTAGGAGGGTAGTTGAACCAATGGTCGATATTTGGGGATATTATTTCTATAAAGATAAATCCCGTTTTCTTCAAATTCGTGGGAATGAAGAGATTTCTGCAGGCTGTCGCTTGACGGAAAATTTTGTAGGGGTTGATAAAATTCCAATGGGAACAAATGCAAAGGACGCCTATAAAAATTTTATGTCCGCATTTGAGAATAAAGAAGGAGGTGAAAAAGTCCCACCGAAACAAAAACTTATAATTCGTAAGAAGTAAAATTAAAACAAAGGAGGAGTAAATATGAAAGCAGGAACAGTCAATTTGAAAGATTTATGGAAGAAGGCACGTGAAAAAAAATCCACAGGAACTTTTGATGAATTGGACGATGGGAGATATCTTTGTGCAATAACCGATTCAGAAGTTAACAATTCCCAAGCAACCAATCGCCTTCAAATGTTTATTGAATTCAAAATTCAAGAAGGTGAATTCACTGGAAAAACCAAAAGAATGTATATCGGTCTCGACAATGAGATGGGCATACAAATTGCGGTCGGGACTTTGAGCCGTCTTGGACTCGATATTGAAGATCCTTCAGAACTTGAAACAGAACTCAAACAACTTAATGGTAAAATTGTTAAGATTCGTTTAAAGACAAAGCAAACTGCCAAGGGAGATTTTCAAAACGTTTTCATTGAAAAAGTTGTTGGAAGTTCTGAACCTGCCGAAAGACCCTCTTCAACCAAAAAGGATGCAGAAGAAGTTGAAGAACCTGCAGTTGAAGCCGAGCTCGAAGATGTGGAATTAAAAGTCGGGTTGAAGGTTATCTTCACTCTTGACAAGAAAGAAGTTGAAGGAGAAGTCTCCTCTATCGAAGAAGAAGAAGGAAAAGCGATAGTAAAATACAAAGGAAAGAAGTACCGTGTTTCTTGCGACAAACTTTCTATAAAATAAAAATTGGTAGGGGAGTCGAGGAGCAGACTACCGCTCCTCTTCCCAACCAAAATTAAGGAGGTTCGATGCAAAAAAAAATTTACCTTGCTGGACCCTTTTTCAATCCCGAGCAAATTGAAGTTGCTGATAGAATTGAGAGTGCTTGCATAATTTTGAATATACCATTTTTTTCTCCAAGGTTGGAGTGTTTCTGCCCTCCGAATGCGACTCCGAAACAACGAGCACAGACTTTTCAAATGAACATCATCAACATTGACTGTGCTAAATTTGTTTTTGCTCGGATAGATGATTTCGATCCTGGAACAATGTGGGAACTTGGGTTTGCTTTCTCCAGAAATATCCCTTGTTTTGGGTATACGGTTGTTCCAGATCGAGGATTGAATTTGATGCTCGCAGAAAGTGGAATGAAGCTTGTTCAAGGTTGGAAAAATATTGAAGACTTTTTGCGTGGGAATAAATCTGTTGCTAAAAGTTGGAGAAAGGAGATTGTATGATTGATTTGAAACAAGTTTTAATTGGAGAGCCTACGCGTTTAAGGTATGTGAAAAGATTTTCCATCTGCCCAAAGGTTCACGAAGAATCTGTTGCTGAACATTCTTACTATGTTGCTTTCATTTGTTTGATGTTGGGAGAAGATTTAATGAATCAAGGATTTGTGAAATTGAATCTGGGGATGCTTTTAAGTCGTGCTTTGATCCACGATCTTGATGAGGTTTTCTCTGGAGATTTTATTCGTATGTTCAAACACCAGAATATTATTGTTGAAGAGGCTATAAATGCAACATCAAAAATCCTCGTGGAAAGATTTACTCAAAATTATCCTGCAGGAAAAAAACTTCTTGATTATTGGGAAAATAGCAAGAGTGAAGACCTCGAAGGTTCTATCCTGGCCTTTGCGGATTTTCTCTCAGTACTCTCCTATATTTGGCAAGAGATTCACGCAGGTAATCATATAATGTTTACACAATTAGATGAGCTTGAAAAATTTTGTGGCTTATTTTCAAGCACTAAATTTGAGCCGCTTTGGGAATATCAAATGGAGGCACAATTTATGCTGAAAGAATTAAGGAGGATAGAATGCAAGACAAAATAAAAGAAAATTGGAAATTAGAAAACCCTTTCCGTAAAAAATTGGTTTTCTTTGAAGGACTTGATAAATCTGGTAAATCAACACTTTGTCGAAGAGTTCGTTTTGAAGGAAAGCATACCATACCCTTCTATGAAAGGGGATTCGCAGGAAGATATAATTTTTACCATTTTAACAAAGAAGAAGACAATTTTCCTGTGAAGGATTGGTCGTTTTTGGAAAATATTTTAATTGAAAAAAAGATGTATGCGATAATTTGGTTGCGTACTTCCTATGCTAATGTCATTAAACGCCATATCGAAGCAGGAGAAGTTTGCGATTTTACTGTCGATCAATTAAGGGAACAGGACTTGAATTATGCCAAGCACATCCATCATCTTCAGGATTATTATTCCATTCCTGTCCTTGAATTGAGAACCGACAAACTTTCTTCCGACCAATGCGTAGAAGAGATCTTAAAATGGACAGGAGTGTTATGAAAGAATCTTTATTGATATACTTAAAATTTATTCAGTATGGTGTTGGCTATCTTGCAGGACAAATTGAATTGACCTCCGCTTGCAAACAAAGATGTACTTTTTGTAAATCTTGGAAAGACCACGTCTCTGGAAAATATAGAGCAGCTTTTCGCTATGAAAAAATCTGCGACATTCTCCAACAATTGTCTGAAATTCCTTATTTTGAAAATCTTACCTTTACAGGAGGAGAGCCACAATGTTGGGAGCACCTCGAAAAATTACTCAAGGAATTCGGTAGAAAATTGCCATTTGATTTGGGAATAAATACGACTTTAGTTGAACCAATTAATTTCGATCTCTGGAGAAATTTCAATTCCATTCGAGTCTCTTTAGATTCTTTGAATCCCAAGACATACAAAATTTTAAGGGGAGTCTCTACAAATCCTGAAATTGTTTTGAAACGTCTCGAGAAGCTCTCCCATCCGAATTGGAGTGTAATGGTTTGTGTTTCGGAGAATAATCTTGAAGAGATTCCAGAAATTATCGAGAGATTAAAGAAGATGCGTTCACTCCCAAGGAAAGTAATGTTTTTGCCTGCTTTAGGGAGAGAGAAAAATTTCTTTGATATGGAGAGATATGAAAGTCTTATAGAAAAATTCACCAATCAAATCGATCTCCCTTTTCAAACCAATTTTGCGGAGGATGTTTCTAAACTCAAGAAGCTCTATGATATATCGGAGGTGCCTTGTTCCATTGGCAGAACCACTTTCCACATTAAAGCAGATGGAGATTTGTTTCCTTGTTGTTTAATTGGTGGAGAAGCCATTGATACACATCAAGATTTTTGTTTTGGAAATGTTTATCAAAATACCCTTCAAGAAATTCAAAATTCAAATATGAGTCTACCACTCCATTATTCTGGAAAAAATTCTCCGTGCCTTAAGGTCTGTCAATGGAAACAAATGGCAATGAATATTGCAACAAAAAATTCTTGGTCAAAAAAACTTTCTATGCCTTAAAGGAGGCTTGGATGCAAGTAAATGTTGAATTAATAAGCTGGACAAAAGATCCTATTGAAACAATTTATCTTCTTTGGGAAGCTTCTAGAAAAAAAGAAGCTATCCCAACTATCGAAGAATTGAAATTGGTACTACATACAGATCCAGAACTCGCAGACAGAGTTTTTGAGACATTCCAAAAAGTTCTAACAAGTGCTATACCAGTTTCTGAAAATATAAATTTCATCTTTCTCCTAGAAAATGTTTCTATCTCTTTTCGGGAACAGATGGTACGCCACCGAGTAGGTGTGAAAGTCGGAGAAAGAATTGGTATGGACTATTTTCCCGATGTCCACGATTCAACTTGGTGGTCTCAGAGTATGCGGGTTTTAGATATGGGAGATTTTGCAGAGAAGACTGCTTATAATATCCCAGACAGTATTCGTGTGAATGAAGAAGCATTGAATGTCTTACAGACTCAAATGCACTGTGCCGCTCAAGCTTATCGAGAATTGATCAAACTTGGTATTGCTGCAGAGGATGCTCGAGAAGTTATTCCGCTTGCCACCCAACACAGGATTTCTTGGAGTCTCAATCTTGCTACCTTCGCACATATCCTTTCAAAGAGAAGTTGTTGGATTCTTCAACTCGGACTTTGGGAACCTGTTTTGATGGGAATGCTTGAAGAACTTTGTGAAAAAGTGAATCCTATTTTCAGCATTCTTGCGACTCCGCCTTGTATGAAAGGAGATTTTTTCAAACGTTGCTGTTTTGATTTTGATAATGAAAAACGTTGCAAGGGAGAAGATCCTTTACCGCCTTGTTCTCTTTATCTTTCCCATACGGATGTGCAGCCAGAAAATTTGAAAGAAATTGAAGACCGTAAAGATTTCCAAAAGATGTGTTTGAAATATAAAAAATTTTGGAGGAGAGATGTTTCTACAGGAAAATTGTTTTAAAGTTGCGATCGATACCGAGACTACTGGCCTAAACTCTTGGACAGGAGATCGTCCTTTTATTGTGAGTTGGTGTTGGTTCAACAAAGAAGAAACTCAAGGATTGATTCGCTGGGAGGTAGATCCTTTTACTCGAGTGGTCAGACCACTCGCTCGAGATTTGGAAATTTTAAGAGAGGTACTGGAAAATCCAACTATCGTCAAGGTTTTTCACAATGCAAAATTTGATGTGCGAATGTTAGAAACAGTAGGTCTGAAGGTTTTGGGAAGAATTGAAGATACATCTTTTATGGTTCGTTGTTTCCATAACGATCTTCCGACTTATAGTTTAAAACCTTTATGTAAAAAAATTCTTGGAATTGGAGATGAAGAATTAATTGATCTGAAAAAAGCTTGTATGCAAGCTCGTCGGGAAGGGAAGAAGAAAAATTATTCGTTTTCCGAGAGTCTCGAAGCAGATTATTGGATGGTTGAAAACCAAAAATTAGTGGAAAAATATGCAACTCAAGATGCATTCAGAACAAAGCGACTTTTTGAATATCTTGAAAAACAACTTGGAAAAGATAACCAAAAAAACATTTATGAAAAAGAATTAAAACTTTTTCCTATAACTTATGAAATGGAGACTCGTGGGATTGCTTTGAATCCAAAGATTTTGGATGCGGAAATTTCTTACCACGAAAAACATCTTATAGAAAGCTATAAGGAAGTTTTGAAAATTGGTGGAGTCAAAGAACTCAATTTAAAATCTCAACCTCAAGTTGCGGAATTGCTTTACGGAAAACTCAAAATTCTCTGCAAAGATTTTACCGCCAAAGGTAAACGAGCTGTGGATGTAAATGCGATGAAGAGAATTAATCATCCTATTATTGATCCCTTTGCTGAGTACAAAGCTTCTAAGCACGCTCTTGCAAATTTTTTTATGCTCTATAAAAAACAATCTGCCTATCGTCCCAATGGAGAACTTTATCTTCATCCAGACTTTCAGCAAATGGGAGCAAAAACAGGACGCTTCTCTTGTCGGAAACCAAATATGCAAAACGTCGCCAATGCTTTGACTACTCGTTCTTTAAAACCAATTCAAGCAAGACGTCCTTTCCGTCCTCCACAAGGATTTACTTGGTATACTTTTGATTATTCTCAATTGGAGGTTTGGATCTTTGCGATGTTTTCTGGAGAAAAATTAATGTTGGATGCCCTACTCTCCAACCGAGATGTTCACAATGAAACTGCAAATCATATCTGGGGAAAAGGCAGAGATATTGTTGCAGAAGAGAAAGTCAAAGAAGGAAAATCTAATACACGTGCTCGTGCGAAGATGATGGTTTTCGGAGTGGTCTATGGAATGGGTGTAGGAGCGGCTCAAGCATTGATAGGATGTACTGCGACTGAAGCTCGAAACTATCTCGACGAATTCTATAAAGCATTCCCAGGCATTAAACAATTTATGCAAACCTTCTCCAGGAAAGCTGAAAGAGACGGTTTCATTGAAAACGCCTATGGAAGACGTTATTTCATTGAACCAGGACTCTCCTACCGTTCGGTTAATTATTTGGTACAAGGCTCTGGAGCGGATCTCTTGAAAGAAAAGATGGTTGAGACTACACAATATTTAAAAAAGAAAAGAATTGATGGTGGTCTCGTTATGACAATCCACGACGAACTTATCTTTGAAATTAAAAATACTTTTGCTACTAAAAGAGTACTCCTAGATATAAAAGATATAATGGAAGACCACCACGGTGTTTTTCCGATAGTAAAAAAATTCAAAGTAGAGATAGCAAAAATTACCTCAAACGGTTCTTGGGACAAAAAAGAGAAATTGAAACTTTAAATTGGAGGATCGATGGAAGTCAAGCCAAAAGATATTTTGAAGCTTTTAGAAGAACACCACAATACACCCTCAAAAGAAATAGGAGATCAATTAATTGGAGATTGTCTTTTTTGCGGAAAACCCGAACACCTCTATATGAATAAAGAAAAAGGTTTGTGGGATTGCAAAGTCTGTGGTTCAAAAGGCAATCTCGAAAACTATCTTTATCAACTCGGAATTCACTATCATAAAAATTTATATCATCCAAAGAATATTCTGAAACTTAAAGCTCTTTCCGCAGACCGAGGACTTCCTGTAAACGCATTCAAAAATTGGTTGGTAGGTTGGGACGACATTGGTAAACGATATACAATTCCAGTTTTGGTTGGAACTAATTCTTGTTCAGATATTCGGATCTATAAAATTGGAATGAAGACAAGATCTTCTAGCGGTTCAAAGACAGGATTGATAAACATACACAAGATAGAAGACAAAAAGCCTATCTATGTTTGTGAAGGAGAATGGGATGGAATGGCATTGGATTGGTTATTAAAAAAACTTGAACTTGAAGCGACTGTTGTTGCAGTTCCAGGAGCAAACACCTTCAAAAAAGAATGGATACCTTCTTTCAGAAATTGCAAAGTTCAACTCCTCTACGACAATGATTCCGCTGGAGAACAAGCCGAGATTAAAGTTCAACCGCTTCTTTCAGGGACTGTTCGTTCAATTGGGTATTTAAATTGGTTGAGTGGTCTGTCGACAGGATTCGACGTTCGAGATTGGATTAAATATGGAATTAAAGTTAGCAAATTGAGAGGTTGTTGGAAAAATCTTCAGAAGATGTTTGTTGCCAATCCCCGAATCTCTAAGATAGATACATTGGTTTCTTTGGAAACCGAAGAAGAGAAACTCAAAGAGAATCTAAAAGTTGATATTGAAAAAGAGATGTTGATCTATCGAAGATGGATGCACCTTCCAGATCCATATGTTTTGGACATTATTTTTGGAACCATTTTTGCCAATCTTTTAATGAGTGGAGATCCGATATGGATGTTTTTAATTGCTCCTCCTGGAGGGAGTAAATCTGAATTGTTAATGAGTTTAATAAAGTGCCAGAGCGTGGTTTGTTTAACTTCATTGACACCCCACTCTCTAATCTCTGGATTCTCTTGGGGTACAGACAAAAAAGACCCCTCTCTGCTTCCGCAACTCGATGGAAAAGTTTTAGTGCTCAAAGATTTCACCACAATAACTTCAATGCATTTTACCGCCCGAGACGAGATCTTTGGAATTTTGAGGGACGCTTACGATGGCAAAACCGAGAAACAATTCGGGACAGGAATCCGTCGAGAATATAAGAGCAAATTTGGAATTCTCGCAGGTACTACTCCAGTTATTGATACCTTTTCAACTATTCACCAGAGTCTTGGAGAGAGATTTTTGAAATATCGTATCGAGATAGATTCTAAAGATACTGAAGAAAAAAAGATCCTTCAAGCCATCTCTAACATCAATAACGAAGTTACTATGCGAGGAGAACTTCAAGACGCTGCGGCGAGGATTGTTTCAAAAGAAAATTTAGAAGATTTACCAATTTTTCCTGAAAAATATTTAAAACGAGTAACAAGCTTAGCACAATTCTGTGCAAGAATGCGAGGAGTGGTCTTGAGAGATAATTATACACAACAAGTCCTCTATCGAGCTTCAACTGAAGTTGGAACACGTCTCGCAAAGCAATTGATGAAACTCGGAATTGGTATCGGAATTTTTCGAGGTAAAAAAGAACTTGGAGATTATGAATGCAATTGTGTAAGCCGAGTGGCGATGCACACGTGCCCAGAGAGGTTGGTCTCAATTGTTAAAGCGATCTATCGTTCTAGAATGGAAGACGGTATAGAAGAATTAAAAACGAAAGATATTGCAAACTATTCTCGGCTTCCTATTTCAACAGTTTTCCGTTTGCTCGAAGACTTATATCTTTTGAAAGTCGTAAAACGACAAGGCGAGGGTTCAAAATTTTATTGGGGTTTAGAATCACATATCTTGAAATTGATAGAGACTTCCAAAATATTTGGTTGACTTGTCTTTAAATAGTTCCCAGGTTCCTGATTTGATAGGCTTTAATCAATCAAACCATCGAACTTTGCCATCCCACCCTGGGAATAAAAAACCACTAAAATACTAATTTACGGCGTTCCAGTGGTTTTTTTAGTTAAAAAGACGCATTTAAATGGTCTTTTAAAAGCTTTTTAAAGAGTCTTTGTTAAGACAGTGTCCTCAATTTTTTCTGTGTAAAAATTTGTTTAAACTCAATAAGATATTAAAAAGATGTATTATTAGAAGTAAATTAAATAATCATCCTGCAAAGTGTGGTGCATCAAAACTAAGCATAGGTTTTCCGTTGTATTTATCTTGCCATATTTTGTGCCATAAAATTGCTTTTTCTTGTTGCCATTCATAATCTACTTTTTGCTTTTCTTTATTCCAAAGATAAATATCCATAGCTTTGCCTGACTGATGTTCTGAAAGAAAAGTTATTCCGTCTTTAAATGTTACTACTTTATTTTTATCAGTTATAACCCATATATTGTCAATTAAAGTACGTCCTTGTGCATATAATCTTTGTTGTTCTTCAGTAGACCGTAAACAAAAATCAAATATAGGTTGTTCTCCCATACTAATCATATATGCAATTAAACTTGTTATATTTTTAGTAAATTCACGTCTTGTCATAGTATCTCCTTTCAATACCCGTTTAGCTTTGAACAAAGTATGGGGCACTGTATCCACACTATTTTTAGTTTTATTTTTTATAGGTTGTTGAATTGCACCCCATAACTTGCTCAGTAACTTTGATACGGCTTTCAAAACAAGATTTACATACACAATATTCATATTGTTTTTGTTCATTGTGAAATTCTAACAAGTAGATGTTCTCGTTGTTTATATCCCACTTACAGAAAAGGCATCTCATTTCTTTGCTATCCCGCTTCTAATTGTGATTGCCAAAATTGCCTCTATGATTCCCCTGATTGCTTCCGTTGTTTCAATAGAGCCATTTGACCACGCTATCAATACTGCAAGAATACCAGATACTGCTATCAAATAAGTTTTCTTACCCTGTAGCGATTCCTTAAATTTATCAAACATAACAATCACCCCCTTGTTTGCTGAAATTTTCTTTATTATCAATTTTAGTATAAATTTTTCAATTATATTCATTTGATTTTTAAATAGTTATAAACTATTTATAAAAACTATTTATATTTTAAATAGTTGCTCTGGACTTGTGCTTCACTTAACGCACTGTTATATATCTTTACTTCGTCTATAAGTCCTTTGAATCTGCCGTTAGATGACCACTGCGAGCCAATCTTTACATACGATTCGTAATTATCTATATTCCCTTCGCAATCGCACTCATTTAACAATGTGCCGTTCATATATAACTTCATTGTCGCTCCGTCGTATGTGCCAACTATATAACACCATTTATCTATATAGTTTTCTGTTAAAGGATAGAATAGTTCAAAGGCTTCGCTTTCTATCCATATTTTAAAATATATCTTGTCTGAACAACCTAATAGATAACTTGCTTTGTCAATTATACGCCTTGTTACATTTTTGTCTTGAGTTAAACTTTGAGGTTTTACCCACGCTTCTAAGGTTAAAGTATCTTGCATATCAAATAAGGTAGTAGATGCAATGTAGACCATTTTTACCCTACCGTCAAACGAAAGAGCCTTTCCGACTTTACCGTCAACACGTTGTGGAACATTAGTTTCTGTAACTTGTGTTATAAACGGGAATACCGCATTAACAAGAATACCGTCATTTTTATACTTTGAAGTATCTTTGACAATTAGTCCGCCTTCCTCTTCAAATGACCACTCCCCGATAAGTTCACAATACGACGGATTATAAACAAATAACAACGCTAACAATATTAAAGATTTTTTCATAAACACTCCTATTTATAAAATATTACCATTCTACCACAACGCTTGCAAGTAACCCTATGTCGCATTGCGATATAAACTAAGCTTTGGCATCCCATATTAGGATAAGAATCTATATCATCGCTATATACCTTTTCTCTTTCTTTTTCTTTGGGTTCATTTGGGATAAATTCTAATATACAATGTCCACCACACGAACTGCATATTATGTCATAATCAGTTTCTATAATATTATTAAATAATAAATCTATTTTTGAAGATTCGTCTTGAGCAATTTTATGCTTATTATATCGTATATCCGCAGTGAGATGTGGAGGCTCACAATAAAACGGTTTGACATTTACTAATAAACTTACTAATAAAATACTAATAATTACTAATAATTTTCTCATTTTAATATTCTCCCTATAACAAAATTTATATGTATTTCTATTGTTAAAAATATTATTATTCCTAATATAATACCTAATAAAGTGTATAATATTTTATCAATCATTTTTCTGATGTGAATCCAACAATCTCTGTCCTTAAATCTGCTTTTTACCTTCTGCCACTGTGTATGATATTAAAACTTCAGATGCTAATTGTCCTTTATCGTTTTTTCTTGTTACTATAATTTCTATAGTTTCATTTTCATTTAAAACTATATTAAACGACTTGTTTATTTTAGTAGTTATTGTTTCAATATCTGAATTATATGTAACTACTTTTTGTATGTCTTCAGTAAAAACTAAACTAACCACTACACCTAAAAAGCATATAATACCTATCCCGATAAACATAAACATTTTTTTCATAATACGCCCCCTAATTTAATTATCTGTAATTGGATTATTTTTTTTCTTATCCATTCTTCAAACATTATTCGCTTTGCTTCATATTGATTAACATTTCTACCGTTTATAAAATAATATCTCATTTCTGAAGTTTCACCAACATAATAATTATCATCACTATAATGATTATTATTTAGTTGTATTGGTTTAGTTTTTCTTGTAGCACAAGAAGTAAGAAACAAGATACTAATAAACACTAATAGTTTTTTCATAACCAATCCCCCTAATATTTTTTATTAAAATACCATACGAACAATAATGCAATTACAACACATAGCAATATATATATCATTTTTTAAGTGTTCTTACAATATCTTTTAACATCTCTTTTTGTTCCGACATCCCTTCTTTTATATACTGTAAATCTTTCTTAAATTCAATTATAGAAACTTCGTGCTGTTCTACCTTTGGTTTTATAGTCTTAACATCATTAACGGTTGCCATAACAATTGAATAAAATAAAGTCGCTGATACAACTATTGATATTACCCAGCCAATAAGTCGCTGTATCCATTCGTTAACCAAGAAATCTTTAACCATATCTTTTTTGTCCATAAACATATCCTTTTACATCTTTATAAATTTCTTTGGCTAAATATACATATATCTCATAGCTGCAAGCTATAAGAGTGATTATAAGTATCATTCCCGCTAAATTTAATATTCTTAATATATGTATATAGATTGATATATTTTCCATATTTTTATTTATACAACCCAAAATCTTTTGGTCGTTTGTTTATATGCTCTATCTCTAAGTCTTCAATATATCCGCCTATCCGCTCGTCGTATTTAGTTACTAATCTCTCTTTTTGTAATAATAGTATTTTATTAGTAGTAATTAAATTGTCTAAATAATCTTTTTCCTCTTGTGTCTGTGGCGTTATCTTTAATACTGTATATGCAGGATTTTCCATTTCAATTAAATATGTCTGTCGTAATTGACAGTCTTTCGCTGTTTTTATATCCTGTATTCCTAAACTTTTTACACAAGTCGTTTCTATAGAATCTACCTTATCGTTATAAACTAAGTATATGTATGTATCTTGTGCTGATAATATATTATAACAAAATATAATAAATAATAAAATAAATATTTTAGTCATTGTTGTTTGTATACCTATCTATCATTTCCTCATACATTCTTTTTATCTCACCAGCCGATAGAGCACGATTTAAAACCATACACTCCTCTACTTTGCCGTAATATGACTGCCAAGCAAAACGGAGATTCTGTGTGCTCGGGTCTATATTACCCGTCTGCCTTGATGCAGAACATAATTCACCATTTAAATATAACAAGAAATTGTTGCCACCTGCATCTTTGTTGTATGTAAACATAGCGAATGTCCATTTATTGACTAATGCTTGACAAGTGCCGACATATTTCTGCGAACCACCTATCCGTATCATACCCAGAACATCAACAGTGTAAGTATTTTCAGACGGGTCTAAATATAGACGGTAATTCGCTTTATCCATTATAAACGGGTATGTAGAAGCAGGCACCGTCTGTGTTGGGTATATCCAAGCACCAACGGTTACATATGAAGTCAAAGTTAAGTTATATGAAGTATTTGTTTCCATATACGCTGTCCCGTCAGAGACAAATGCTTTCCCGAATTTACCTGTTGCCCAAGCACCGCCTGAAACAAAAGTAATATTGTTTTTACTTGCTGATGAATCTATTGAGGTTGTGCCTGTTCCTTCGTTCAAATGCCACAAACCGATAAGTCCAGGATAACCAGAATACATCTGCCCTGAATAACTATAATTAAAAATAAATAGGAATACTACTAAAATTAGTTTTCTCATTTTGGCTCTTGAATATATCCGTATACTTTAACTCCATACTCCGACGGTAATGTGCCGCCTGTCGTGTTGTTCTGCACTCTGTTAACTTGTAAGGATATTGTATCGCCTGGTTTGAATGTCTTGTAATTTAAATCTGTTAACCAAGTGCCAACTTGCACCGATGATGAGACATATAGAGCAGATGATGAGGTTGTTGTTGATGCACAGAAGCGTAAAGTATTACTGCCCTGGTCTGCCCAGTTAACATTTAAAAAGGTTGTGAATGTAGAAACATTAAGACAGAATCCTTTCATCTGTGTGGCATAGAATGTATTGCCTTCTATTAAAAATTCGTATATCCCGCTTCGTGTTCCCGACGATAAGAATGCATCACCACTACCGCCTCGTAGTTCTATGGTTTTTGAAGTTGTTATAACTGTTGCTGTTATTATTTTATTGTTCATTGAAATTGATGTTCCGACTGAATTGGTTATGCCTGCCGAAACATCTACATAACCATTAAATATACCGTTCCCGTCAACATCTAATGCTTGTGCGGGATTTATTTTACCGACAGATAAATTACCGTTCTCATCTAATTCCATTTGATTGGTTCCGTTAGTTTGAAATAATATACTACCATTTTCTTTATTACCTATAAAAAATGTATCATCAATCCAAGAATTATTCCAATCTGTTAATCCAATTATAGTTCCGTCAGTATTACCATTGCCTGTAAGTGAATTTGCAAAGTGCATTCTTGCCCTTGCTTTTGTACTACCATATATTTCAAACCCACCAACACCCGAGTTATTATCTGTATAAACCAATAAAGGAATATTGCCATTATAATAAGTTGTGCCTACTGTTACTGCACCGCTAACTATTTGCGATGATGTAAATACTTCCCCATTCGCTGTCATGGAACCGCCCATAACAACATATTTAAAAGTTTTATTACCCGTTGTTATAGTTTGGTTAGTGGTTAAGTCAACAAAAGCAGTAGAATCAAGTCCGTCAAGTAAATTAGAATCTGATGCTTTTCCATTAATTTGTAGATATGTTAATGTAGCAGAAGATTTATCAAGTTTGTTAGTTTCAAGTGTATTTGTATCTGTATATACCTCTGTTCTTGTTGAATAGTAATATGCGGATTGGTTGTTTAACTTACTGCTATCAGATGCGACACCGTTTTTTTGTAAGTAAGTAGCATTGGCGGAAGTTTTATCAAGTAGTGTTCCTGTTGATATTTCTAAGTTTGTTATATCAGTAATATTTGTATCAATTAAACCTTGTAGTGTGTTTGTATCAACACTAACCTCTGAATCTAAAGAGTCTAATTGTCTTTGTATGTTGCCAGACGATACACGACAATCATCATCTATAGAAGCAGGTGCAACCGTAGACGGGAATACACCGCCATTTATATATCCTGCTATCGTTAAATTACCGTTTACATTAACGGAAGAATTAAAAACAAAATTATCGCCAATTGCCGTCATTGAAGAACCACCAATAAAAGGTTGTCCATTCATATCTATTGTAGTTGTTGCAACACCTTGAGCAAATGAAGATGATGCTCCACCTGATACTATACCCGTCAAGGAAGAACCGTCTCCATATAACTTTGCATTCGTATCGCCCATCGTAGATGCTAAAACTGTATAACCGTTTGCGTCAATGTTGCCTGTGTGTTTTGTATCAGTAGTTATATGTATCTTATCAACGGTAGTATTTATTGAAGATGTATATATACCCTTATTTATACTCATTGTTCCGTTTATTACTCCATAACCCGATGCTGTAAATGTTGATAAATAAGAATTATTTTGAACAGTTAAATTACCAAGTATGTTTGTATTTTCAGAAATAACTGCACCAGAACCTAAAACAATAGATATATACCCTGCATAACTACTTATTATTGTTCCAGTTGCAGATAATTGAATATAACCATAAGAATCATTATTGTCTTTTGTTTTTATTATCAATCCTCTCGTATCACTATCAATCCCAAAGTTTTTAATTACTGAACTATAATTATTATCAGGTGTATAAGTGTCATATCTTGTTAAATATAAGTTACCGTCTACTTCTATTCTTGAAGGGTAATTTATTCTATCTAACGAATCAACCCTTATATATGCCCCTGATATATCATTTAATAATAAATTGCAAGAACTAAAAGAACTTTCGCCATATCTACTTTTCATTATCAATTTATTTGACGATGATTGATATAGCATATATTTATTATCAGTCCCTGCTATGCCTGTAGATGCTTTTATATCACCAAAAACATAAGCATTTGAAGATATATATATTCCACCATTTTGTAATTGTGTTCCAGACGTAATATAAATAAGATTTTCTATTTTGAATATTTTCGCTCTTGAAATTCCATTAACATAAGTGTGAGTAGAAAAATAAAAACCACCTTCTTGTGATTGAGTAGTAGAAGTTATATAAACATTATTTTTTATTTCATATTGATTCGCTTCAATAGTTCCAGTATCCCTTAATCTGATATACACAGGACAAGATGCAGTTAATACTGTATAAGAACTTCTAACAATTATTAAATCACCCCTCTGATACCAATCGTTGCGAACTGTCATAGTGTCTTTGACAACCAAATTTTGTTGAACATCGTAATAACCTGCATATGTTATCGTAGGTAATAATAATAATAATAATAATAAAAGTATCTTTTTCATTTTTATCCTCTTTTAAATTTTTATGATATAATTTAATGCTAAATAAGGCGGATTATAATCAGTTCCTGCACCTGTTCCACCGTCTGTTGTTCCACTATGTGTATGTGTTGCTGATTCTGTGCTTGAATTTAATCCAGACGGTGTCCCGCCTGATTCTCCAACACGATGTACTGCTAATTCTGGATCTTGTTTTGCATAATATACGGTTGCATAGATTGGGTCGTGATTATGCGTTGCAGATTCAGTGCCTGTCGTAATATTATGTGTATGTGAAGGTAAATTGGCAGAATTTATTGTATTAGAACCACCTGTTGAACCTAATGCTTTTGTGCCTGATTTCCCAATTGCAAACTTATCTCTTAAATCTGGTAAATTAAATGTAGCACCAGCACCACCGAATGTATAACCAATACTTGCGAATAAACTTGCATAGGTTGTGGTATCTATTCCTGAACCGTCACAAATAAGCCAACCAGTCGGAGCAGAAGTACCGCTATATAAATTTATAACACCCGACGGTGTGTTTTCTAAAACATCTAATCTTAAATTATTATATTGTGATGCAAGAATATCATCTCCACCTGCTACATCAGAACTATTTGACATTTTCTTTCTCCTTATTTAATAAATATTCAAGTATATCCCTTGACCCTATTTTTAAATTTTCTAAATACCATTTTTCAAAATTATCTTTTTTAAATGTTTTTAAATTTTTTATTAATATTATTGCTTGCTCGGAATATTTAATCATAATATAGTTATTTCTGTTTCTATAGTTAAAGTTATAGCAGTGGTTTTAACTTTATCAATAATCACTCTCTCAAATAATGTTCCACTATCTGTTGTAGTTGTTGCATCTTCGCCGAACAATCCATATTCCTTTAATGTACCGTTTGCATCTGTTGTTGCGAAAAATGTTCTTATTGTTGCAACATTATCAGTATTATATCTTTGTGCTACTAATTTTCTTTTTATTTCTGTAACTAATTTTATATCATTTTCAGTCGGTGTTGTATCGCCCGTACCAACAGCCCCGTAAGTTATTATTCCTTCATTACTTTTAGATGCAATATTGCACAATCTTCTTGCAAGAGCAGTATGCCCTGTTAGGGGAATTATATTTTTATACCAGTGTGATATTTTCGCATCTCCATTCTTTATCGCAGTATCAACATCTTCAAAATTAGGATATTTCTTACCATCGCATTCTATCAATCTCACCATTCCAATAATTAAACTCTTATCTTTCATATTTATGACCACATTGCTTCATTCCAAACACAACCATCGTCCCACTTATATAAACTACCAATATGTTCAGAAAATGTCGCAGCACCGTCTGATAAATTTATTTCTTCCTCTAATACATCAAAATCATTAAGTATCTCATCATCTCGTAATTGTATTTTTTCTGTTTTATCAATAAGTTTGGTAAATAATCCGACTAATTTTCTTATCATACCTCATCCGTTGAAAATTCTACTTTATATTCATAATTACCTAATCCTAAACTCTGCGTCGTAACCTGTTGTATTATAACCTGTGTATCAATTTCTCTTGTTGGAATATTTATTGTCAATAATTGCCCTGCTTTGTACCCTGATTGTGTAGTTATAAATGACCCTGATAAATGCGGGAAAGCAAATTTTGATAATTCAGAATTAGCCCTCTGCACTGCCTCATCTACTGTTGCTATTGTATCATCAATAATTAAATATTCGTGTATGCCTGTTCCACCTTCAATTGCTTTCAGTTCATTTATACTATTTTTGTCATATTTACGAACAAGGATAGGGATTTTATATTTATATGTTATTGTAACAATATCACCATAATTAAGTTTCGGTAAATCAAGATTTTTTATTATTTTCTCGGTAAAATTTAATACAAAATCATAACCTGATGTTGTTATATTATCTATACTTACTGTTTTTGCTACACTATTAACACTCACTGTTATAGGAGCATATGGTGCATATGCTAACAAAAACTCTTCCTGCTGTCCGTCGGCAACTATGTTTTGAGTATAAACATCTGATAAATAATATCCGCCTTGCACAGTTATATAATTTCTTAATTGCGAAATATCTATTTCTAATAATAAATTTCTATATTGTCCACTTGACGAAGTTTCGTTTAATTCATATGGTGCAGCATTTGAACTTCTTGAAAAAAAATGTATTATATTATCATAATCAACATACCATTCGTAATTAGTTTCAATTGCTAATTTTTCTATACATTGAAATATTGTTTTATAATTAAATCTTATTGATTCTATTGTTAAACCGTTTTCTACTTCTGCAGTAGAAAAACTCGGCATATATTTATTTATTATGTATTCAATTATATATTTACAATTTTTATTTTCAAAATTCTCTACAACCAATCTATTATTTAATTTCCAAGAATAATCAAGACAATTTATGCTATAATTATATTTATCAAGAGATAATTTTACTTGAGGTGCAGATACCAAAACCCCGCCAAATATTTTAGTCGGTAAACCTTCTGAAATATCACCTGAATATATTGTTACATCACAACCTTCAAGTGGTTTATTCTCGCCAGTAGTATCCTGTAATATCATTTCAGCAGTATCAACCTGTGATGTTATTATATTTTCTATTTTTATACTTTGCTTTTTTATAAATTGCGAAACTTCTTTATTGTTTATATATATTGCAGGATTCGGGATAGCATAACCTACTCCGCCTTGACTTCCACTTATTATAGGATACCAATCATTATTCATACGAATCCATAATTGCCCAGTATTTGTATTTATCCACATCTTTCCACTGTCTGAACTTGTAGGTTCTATATCAGTAACTGAAAATAATAATTCTGCCATAAATTTTATCCAAATGGTGACCAAGTATTGCCTATATAAATATATGCCTGTATATCATTATTTGAGGAATCAATTTTTATCCAAATTTGCCCTGATTGAGGTGATGCAGGTTCATTCTCTTGACGAATTACAATATAAATATATTCCATTTTTAAATATGTCTCTCATTTTTTACACTTTTTAATATTTTATCTGAAATTGTATTCGTTAAATTATCTAAATCTATATTATCACTTATAGTATTACCTGTTACCGAAACATTTATAATTGTAGAACTTTGATTATTACCTCTAATCATTTGATTAGTTTCACCCGCAGTCATTACACTACTACCACGAGGCAATAAAACGGTTTCGGGACCCTGTTCACCAACCCGTACCAATCCACCCGAAAAATTATTTACACCCGTTGCAAAACTCAGTAATTTAGTAAAACCACCACCGAATGCAAGTGTTAATGCTTTAAATACAAGCCATTTCACTATCATTCTTGTTACTTCGGCGATAAACATATCCGCCATATTTTGAAATAAAGACTTGAATATTGCATTTGCCGATTTTGTTCCTTTGATAAATTCTTGAAACATTGTTGAAAATGCATTTGTCATTGAATCATATAATGCAGTTACTAATTCTATTTTAGTTTTGTTTTGTGCTTTTTGGAATTCAATTTCTTGTTTCCCTTGTTCCGCTAATACCGATAATCTGTAAAGTTCAGCTTCTTGTCGTTGTCTTTCGGTTTCAATTAATGCTTGTTTATCAGCAATCTGCATCGCAGTTAATTTCTTCTGCTGTATGTTCTGCTCAGTCTTTGCTGTTTGTTGTGCATCTGCTATTTTTTTATTTTTTAACTCTTCTGATTTTTGTTTTACTGCTTCTATACCAACCGTATATGAACTTACTACATTATCAACTGCAGTTTTAACATTATTTTTCCATTCTTCAAAATGTTCTTTTGCCTTAAACGGATTGGCTAATATTTTACCCAAAGTTGCGAATGTAGAGGCTAAAGAATACAATAAAGCAACTGCTGAATCCATTAAAACCCTAAAAAATCCAGTTATTGCAGCTACTACAATAGCCGTCCGTTCCCTAATATTACCCCAATTTGTAGCCCAAGCAACTGCAAAAGTGCCTATCGCTACGGTTAATAATGTTATGACTATGGTTAATGGATTGATAGCACCTATTACTAAAGTTATACCAGCTGCAAGTTGAGGCAAGAACCCAATAAGTAATGCAAGTGTTCCGAGTAAACCTGATACTGCAGTCCCAATCAATAAAAACTTTGCGATTAAATTTATCTGTTGTGGTGTAAGTTTTTCAAATAAATTTATTATTTTTTCTATATAGCCAGTAAAATATTTCAATGTTGGAATCAATGCAAAACCAATACCCTCTTTCAAATCATCCATTCTATTTTTCAGTATTATAATTTGTCCAGAAAAGGTTTGTGCTTGTGCCTGTGCTGAACCGCCAAATAGTTTAGTTATATTCTCTACGGCAGTTTGCATACGCTGTGTTGAACCAACCGCACCAGTAACTTCTATACCATACCTTGAAAGAGCATTTGTAGAAGAGCCTACTGATTTTGATACTAAATCAGCAGCACCTTTTAAATCCATACCTTTCGCAGATGCTAAATCAAGTGTTGC